GAACCGTACAACACGACGGCTGCCGTCTACGGCTACTGCGAGGACGACTCAGCAGACCTCTACGTCTCCCCCGGCTTCGGCTGCGTTCAACATGAGGCGAAGTCGGAGGCGTTGGTGGGTGGCGGCGCTACCTGCGAGTGCCCCTCATGCTGGGCCTCGCAGGGCGGTATCGTTTCCACAGAAGGAATCGTCGGCGCGCAGATGCCTGGCGGGCTACGCTTTACCGGCGTGCCGTGCAGCCACTGCGGAGACACATTTACCGTCGAAATGACGGAGGCCAAGCCGTGACGTTCAACGCCATCTGGGGGGATGACCTCCCGGAACCCCCGGAGCCGTGGAGCCCGGAGGCGCGGTGCCTCCTGCTGATCGTCGCATTGCTCGCCGTGCTCGTGACAACTGCCATCCTGCTCAACACCTACTGGAGCAAGCCGTGATGATTGACCCGCCGCGTGCTTCTCCGGCTCGCCAACGCGCTGGAACGGGCCGGGTAGTGACCGCATAACCCGTCCGTCCCTTGTGCTTTCCGCCCGCGCGGGGCATCCTACGGGCGGAGGGATGCCGCCCTGACGACAAGCGCCGCAATCAAAAGGAATCAAAAGAATCATTCCGGGCGGGGCGGAAAACGCCCCGGTGCCGGGCGGAAGCCGAAGGCCACGGTCGCTCCGAGCGCGCTGGTTGTGATCGAGCGGCCGATTGCGGACGTGCTCCCCTACGCCGGCAACCCGCGCAAAAACGACACGGCCGTCTCCAAGGTTGCCGCATCGCTCCGGGAGTTTGGCTGGCGCCAGCCGATTGTCGTGGACGACACCCTGACCGTGATTGCTGGCCACACGCGGCTACTGGCGGCCCGATCCCTCGGCATGACGACCGTTCCCGTCCATGTGGCCAAGGGGCTCACGGCGGCCCAGGTGCGGGCCTACCGGCTCGCGGACAACCGGACGGCACAAGAGGCGGAGTGGGACAACGACCTGCTCGCCCTCGAACTCGGCGCGCTGGCTGACCAGAAGTTCGACCTCTCCCTTACCGGCTTCGACGCCGACGAACTGAGCGCGCTGCCCAATCCGTCGGGCGAGGGCAAGGCGGGAACGGGCCAGCTTGGCGACGTGGGTTATCAGGTGATCGTCTCGTGCTCCGATGAGCATGTGCAGGCGGCGCTTTGCGCCGAACTCGAAGCACGGGGACTGAAATGCCGACTGTTGACGTTGTAGTCTCGTCGCCCGTCTCGCAGACGATGCGTTGCCGTCAGGTCGAGGCGCTCTTCGACGTGCCCCCGCAAGAAAAGCAGACGCTGCATTGGTCGGGTGACGTGCCGCTCGATGATCGCCCGTGGAATGTGGGCTTGATCGTTGGCCCGTCTGGTTGTGGCAAGTCAACCGTGGCGCGCGCCCTGTTTGGCGCCGAGGCGTTGCGTCCGACGCTCGAATGGTCGGGCGGTTCCGTGCTCGATGATTTTCCGTCCGAATCCCCCTTGGCCGACATCACCGCCATCTGCCAGGCGGTTGGGTTCAACACGATCCCGGCATGGCTGCGCCCGTTCTCGGTGCTCAGCAACGGGGAGCAGTTCCGTGTCATGCTCGCCCGGAAGCTGCTTGAATCGCCGGCGCTGGTGGTGCTGGACGAGTTTACGTCAGTGGTGGATCGACAGGTCGCGCGCATCGGCTCATACGCCGTGCAGAAACACGTCCGCAAGCGCGGCACGCAGTTTGTTGCCATCTCGTGTCATCACGACATCATTGAGTGGCTGAACCCGGATTGGATTCTTGAACCGGCGACGATGGCGTTCACCTGGAGGGCGCTTCAGCGACGGCCCGCCATCGACGTTGAAATCGCGCGCGTCGATTATTCGGCCTGGCGCCTCTTCGCTCCGTATCACTATATGAGCGCCGAACTGCACAAGGCGGCGCAGTGTTTCGGGCTGTTCATCGAGGGGCAGCCGGCGGCATTCGGGGCCATGCTGTATCGCCCACATGCCACGGCGACGAACATCTACGGGCTGTCGCGGCTCGTCACGCTGCCGGACTATCAGGGGCTCGGCCTGGCGTTTGTGCTCACGGACGCGCTGGGTGCCGCCTTCAAGGCGTGCGGACAGCGGATGCACACATATCCCGCACATCCGTCGCTTATTCGATCGTTTGACCGTGCGCCAGCGTGGAAGCTAGAGCGCAAGCCGGGACTTATTCGTAAATCGTCGGGCTTCGTCAAGAATTTCGGCGGCCGTCCAAACGCCGTGTTTAGCTACGCTGGGCCAGCCGCCGAAAATGTCGTCGCCGCGCGTCAGTTCCTCGGTATCCCGTCACTGTCGAGGACCACGTGAATCGCGCACAGATAGCGCACGCTGGGATAGATCGCCATCGCTGCGGCCGGCGCCAGGTCCGCGCGCACGCGTCGCGCGCGCTGGACGATGCCGAACAATCGCTCGCCCGAGTAGCCGAGCGAGAGCGTGACGGAGCGTCCACGGTGGGCCGTCTGACGATTCCAACGCGGCCCGTACGCGCGCCATTCGACACGCTTCGACCCGTCGCGGAACGCGTCGAAATGCTGTCGTCTGAGCGGAACGAACAGGGGAGGCGGGTTACGCCCGCCTCCCCTGAGATCATGGGGCACGATCTATTCCGCCTGAGGCGCTGCGATGACCCACTCGTCCGGCACCAGCTCGGGGTAGCCCGCCACGTCCGTCAGCCACGCCGCGCCCTCGGCGCCCGTTACGGGGACGACCTGGACGCGGCCGTTCGCCGCCACGCGGACCACGCGCGCGAGTCCCTCGGCGTAGCGGGCGACGTTATTCGTCGTGCCGCACCAGCCCGTCAGGCGCGGCTCGTGACTCTGATTCGTATGGCACGGGCGGTCGTACAGGCCGTAGTGCTCCGAGCAGCCGTCATTCACGCGCGCGGTCTGGACCAAAAATCCAATCGTGCCGACGCTGAGGCCCTCTCCGTCAATCCACTGCATTTGGCGCTCCTGTGGTGTGGTGTGGGGTGGTGTGACCTTGCTCTAAATCTACGTGCCGTGCCGCGCGGCGCAATGGCTCCTAAGTCGTTGATATCACAGGGCTTAGGCCATGACAGCTAGGATCAAAGCCCGCAAAAGGTTGGGCCGCCCCTCGGCCTTTCGGCTGGAGTACGTCGAACAGGCGCGGAAGCTCTGCATGATCGGCGCCACGGACGTTGAACTGGCGCACGCCTTCGGCGTCTCGCTGGCGACGCTGAAGAACTGGAAGGGGCGGCATCCCGATTTCCTGGCCGCCCTAAAAGCCAAGGCGGAGGCCGACGGGAATGTCGTCGTGTCACTCTACCGCCGGGCGATGGGCTACTCGCACGAAGCGGTGAAGATTTTCGCGGACCCGAAGACGGGCCGGGAAAAGATCGTCACCTACACGGAGCGCTACCCGCCGGACACGACGGCCTGTATCTTCTGGCTCAAGAACCGCCAGCGCGAGCAGTGGCGCGACCGGCAGGAGCACGAGATCAAGGTCGATGATATGACCGTGTTGTCCGACGCGGAACTGATGGCGATTGCGGCCGGGCGCGTACCGAAATGACCGCCGTCGCCCCGCTGCCCGTTCGGGCGTCCGTGCGCGCGGCGGCGATCTTGGAATTGCGGCGGCGACAACGCACGGCGCAGAATGTTCCACGTGAAACATTCCGGGACTGGATCGCCCGCGTCTCGCCGCGGTTCGTCTGGTATGACCACTGCGTCCGGGCGGCGGCGGTGCTGCAGGACGTGGCCGATGGCAAGCGCGACCGGGTGATCGTGCTCTGGCCACCGAGGCATTCAAAAACCGAACTCTTCTCGCGGCTCTTCCCCGCTTACTACCTGACGCGCCATCCGGAGCGCTGGGTCGGCTTGGGGAGCTACGCCGCGGCCCTGGCCTACAAGATCAGCCGAGCGGCCCGCGACAACGCCCGGATGGGGGGCGTCACACTCCGGGGGGATGCGGAGGCGGTACACGAGTGGGAGACGACGGCCGGCGGTGGGCTCTGGGCGGCCGGCGTCGGTGGCCCCGCGACCGGCAAGGGAATGCACCTCGGCATCCTCGACGATCCGGTGAAAAACGCGGAAGAGGCGGCCTCGGCCGTCATTGCCGAACGCAATCAGGAGTGGTGGGCCTCCACCTGGTACACCCGGCAGGAACCGGGCGCGGCGCTCATCGTCGTGACCACGCGCTGGCCGGGTCCGGGCGATTTCGCGGGCTGGCTCTTCAATCAGGAATCAGCGGACGACGGGCACCCGGAACGCTGGCACGTCATGGCGGCCGAAGCGGAGAAGACGGCCGAAGCGTACGACATCCCCGCGACGTGCACGTTGGAGCCCGACCCGCGCGCCGTGGGTGAGGCGCTCTGCCCGGCGCGCTACCCCGTCGAAAAGCTCCGGAAGATCGCCGCGCGCATCGGCTCATACTTCTACCGCTCGCTCTTTGCCCAGCGGAAGTCCACGCGCGAAGGCTCGATGTTCAAGTGGGCATGGTGGAAGGTGCTGACGGCCTCGCCCGTCGTCACGTCGCTGGTGCGGTATTGGGATTTGGCCGGCACGGAGCCGACGCGGAAGGGCCACGATCCGGATTTCACCGCCAGCACGCTCATGGGCCGCCTTCCGGACCTCCGGACGGCCGTCTTCGATGTGACGGCGTTCCGGGAAAGCGTGGGCCAGCGGGATGCGAAGATCGAGGAAGTGGCTCGCGCCGATCGGCTACGCGGCGTGCCGGTGACGTGGTGGTTTGAGAACGAAACCGGCGTCGGGGGCGCGGAACGGACGGCTTCACTCGTGCGCCGGGTACAGGCGATTGGCCTCACGGTGCACACGGAACCGGCGACTGGCTCCAAGCTCCTGCGTGCGGAACCGCTCGCTTCCGCAGCCGAAGCGGGGAACGTCTGCCTCGCGCCGGAGAGCACAGCGCACGCCTGGCATGATCGTTTCCGGACGCACATGGCGGAGTTTTCGGCGCATTGCGATCACGACGACATTGCCGACGCCGCGTCCGGGGCGTACAACAAACTGGCGGTGCCGACGGATTGGGTGCAGAGTCGTGTAGCTTTCTGATAACCGGGACCTTTCCTCATGCCGATCGACCTCCTCAGCAGCACGGATAGCGGCGGATACTCCACCGATCCGAGTCGCCCTGACTACGCCTGTCCCGCGTATCGCGAAATGGCGCCGCGCTGGGCGCTCGTGGACGACGTGCGCGCCGGCACGGAAGCCATCCGCGCGAAGCGGACCACGTACCTCCCGAAGTTCGAGGCCGAGACGCCGAAGGATTGGGATACGCGCGTGCTCATGACGTTTGCCGAGGACCA